GATCCAGAACTTCTTCCAGAGAGATGTCCAGTGCCATACATGCCTGAGCGACATACCACATGACATCACCGAGTTCGATCTTCAGGTGATCAATGTTATCAGCGTTCCAGGGTTTGCCTTGGAAGGTGATCTTCTTAACGATCTCCATGAACTCACCACCTTCAGCAGCGATACCAACAGCAGCAGTCAGGAGACGGTGGATGTCACAACCACCAGCCTGCAGAGCAGCAACACGAGCAATAAACTGAGCACCATCTTTTGAAGGAGCACTGGTAACCTGATCGACAAACTCAATATAGTTACCATATTTTTTAGGTTGCTCCTTAGTAACTACAACCTGCATGTTTTGTATTGCTTCTTGCTGTTGTTGAACAGGGGTAGGTTGCTCAGTGGGAGTATTTGGATTATCAGACCAAGCAGATGCCTCGGGATCCCCAGGTTCAATCTCCCAGAACTCTTTGGCACGAGGACGACGAGGGGGTGTTGCTTGAGGGCGCTGAGGTTCAGGAAGACCATCAGCAATTGCAGAAGAGTAAGTAGGCATGATAATTATTCGAAGGTTGTTTGTTTAGGGTGATAGTTAAACAGAGTATCGAGTCTAAAGTGTTCCCAACTATAGGAGACCGTATCCATGTTTCTCTCTTCAAAATCAAGATCTTCTGGGGATACGAAATAGAAAGCAGAGAGCATCAATCTCTGACTATCGCGGAACCATTCTGGTTCAATGTATCCATTATGGACATGTGTAGTTGGGTACATTACCAGACTATTATACCCCATAGTGTGAGAAGTTTCAAGTTTGAAATCTTCATAGTCTTTCATTTGGAACCAAGAGTTTACCTGCAGGTCCAAATGTCTGTTGTAGAATTGTTCCAGAGCATTTTTATCTATACGATTAAAATCCAAAGAGTTTAATTTTCCCCGCCAAGACCAGAAACCAGTGGTGACTGGATCATTACTCTTAGAAAAATTTATGTTGGTAACAAAGCATGGAATTGGGTCGAATGAATCGTAGATGGGAACATCGATGTGGGGGTAGCAACAGAGTCCACCCGTGGTGTCCAATGTCATATCTCCACTAGTGCATTGACTGTACAAATCAAAGATGTCTAGTTTAGAAACACCGAACAGTTGTCTGATTCTCTCACTCAATGCTCCTACAATTTGTTTCTGAATAATATCAGGAAATGCATGAGTAAGTCCAGGGCGAATGATTTGAGTATTATCGATTTCTCTGGTCTCCCAGTAATCAAGATTCTCAAAAAATTCAGACACTAAGTCTGGATTCTTATAAACATCATTAGCCACAATTACAGGGACCTTGCCGCCAAGCAGCAAGTATTCAAACTCAAGGTTATTAACCTCAGAAATTTGATCCCAAATTTCGTCTGCTGATCTAATCAAATTTGAATCCCTCAAACTTATTTGACTTTACAAATTCTTCTGCAACAGTTTCGTTTCCACTATCATGCAAACTTCCACCTTCAGACTGATCACAATCATACAACCTCATCTTTGCCCTGTCAACTCCTAGGACAAATCTCTTATTCACATTAAGATCATTGTATCTGTTCTTCAACTGCTTCACCATAATTTGCCCGAGTCCTTCAAGATCTTCAGATGAAATAAGGGCAAACATAAGATCAGCAGTAGCAGGGAGCCCAAAGGACTCACTAGTATCAGTAATGTCAACATCACTGCTACTATAACCAGAGCGAGTGGTCTGGGTGGCAGATACGATAGGGACCTCTGCTTCGACAGCGAGCCCTCTAAGTTCTTCAGCAATTGCCTTGATATAGCTATATGAATTGACACCAATTGCTCCGCGATAGCGTGAGGAAGCACATATATTAAGGTAATCAATGAAAATGATATCAGGACGAAAAGATTTCTTAAGTGCCAAATCGTTGAGCAATGATTTAAAATGTCCACTATGGGCACTGGCTGTAGGATATTCTTTAATTATAAGTGATCCTTGTGTTTTTGCAGCGAGGTTAGATACTTTTGTCTCAAACATCTGACGAGGAAGTTCGACTAGATCTCTGATGTTAACATTAAGAAGATTAGCATCAATTCTTTCTGCAATTTTTTCTTCAGCCATTTCAAGCGTGATGTATAAGACATTCTTGCCCTGTAATAGCACCGAGCTTGCGACATGACACATAAACAAAGACTTACCAACGCCTGTGCCAGCCAGAGCAATGTTAAGTGTTTTATTAGGGAGACCGCCTTTCGTAATCTTGTTAAAGTAATCAAGGTCGAACGGGATCTTAGATTCCTGTTTATGATAGGATTCGTAGCGTTGCTCATAGTCTTCAAGATAATCATGTCCAATGTGATTATCAAATGAGACTGCAAGTGCATCCGACAGAATACCAGGGATTGCATCCCTAGTTTTCTTGGAATCTTTGCCGTCTGCAATTTGAATTGATTCCATGAGTGCCAAATAGATGGCACGATCACGACACCACTTTTCAGTAGCGTCAAGTAACCATTGAGAGTGAGTCTCGCTCTCTTTTAAGATGTCAACTACACGACCAATGTCTTTGTATTCTTGTTCAGTTAGATCGTCTCTATTCTGAACTTCAATGCCAAGGATTTCAGGAGTAAGAATCCTGTCATACTCTTGGGCAAATGTGGCAATCTCTTCGAAGATCACCCGCTCAGTACGCTCATCAAAATAATCAGGTTCTATGAAAGGTAGAACCTTCCTAAGAAACTCTTCATCATGTATCAGGTTCCTTAGGATTGTCAATTCAATCCTATCCAAAGTCATTCACCGTAACTAAACTCTTTGTTAGCAACCTCATCAAGTTGCTGCATTACTTCATCAGTAAAATACTTTTCGGGTTCTTTGTAGACCTGCTTAGCATAGACTTTTTTGCCGTCGATTTCATATCGACCTGCAACATTTTTCCAGAGACCGCCCAGTTCACCAAGTTCAAGAAGACCGTAATATCTATCAAGACCACGCTCATCATAATAAAGACGAATTTCCACATCTTTATTCTCCTTACTCAAACGAGACTTAGCAGTCTTAGCCTTGATAATATTGCCGACGATTTCTGTTCCATCTTTCTCTTTTTTCTTGCTGAGATAGATGATTGTAGACGCAGCATACTTGAGTCCGCTGCCTCCTCCCATTTCCTTTGTAGGGACATAAGAACCAATGACATCGTAGGTGTGATTAGTAACGATCATGGGTATATTAGCCTGTCCAAGCTTCAATGTCAACATACGGAAGGCACCTTTTACAAGTTGTGATTTAGTCATATCACGAACTTGCTTGTCATTCAAAGCATCGGTAATCTCTTTTTCTGTGGACAGCATGCCAAGAGAATCTAGAACAAACATGCAGGGTTTGCGATCTCCCTCAGGTTTCTTCAGATACATATCCACTGCCTTCAGTGCTTTACCACGGAAATCTTCAATGGTAACCACATTGACAACCACTACGCGGGATAGATCAATGCCCCTAGATTCAAGTAGGGACTTATTGATAGCTGCCTCAGTATCAAAATAGAGACAATAACCATCGGGATTGGAATCAAGAAAATTCTTAACAACGGCGAGACTGAAGAAAGTCTTTCCAGTGCTAGACTCTCCAGCAATAGCAGTAATCTTATTCCCAGATACACCACCAAATACACTACCTGAAACGAGTCCGTTAAAAATGTACGAACCCGTGTCAACATAAGTTTCGGAGTCATCGATGTCTGCTGCAAGTTGGGTGTATTCACCACCAACCTCCTTCACAATCTCTTTCAAAAAGTCCATTCAATTCCAGCGCAGTGTCTTCAGGTATTCTAGCACATTTTGGCGAACATCCATAAGTTCGTGATAGCACCGTTGCTCATGAGCACATGTCCTGAGCACAGGATCTGGTTCTAGAACACTTTCAATAAAAATATCTAATCCACGATTCCATTTATCTTGTTTGGATTCGTCATCAGAATACACATATTCTTCATTCATGAGAAAAACATCTCCAGGTTTACAGTCTTTTCTACATTCCAACCTATAGCATCAAGGATAATCTTTAGAGGTTCCAAGAATGCTTTATCAAATTGCAAGTCGTAATCAACATACTTGCCAATACCCAATTCTTTTGGGAAATCCTGAATGAAGGAGATGATGTTCTCGTGAATAATGTTCGGTTTTTTGAGGTAGCAGAACTTGATCTTTTCTCCATTCTGGATAAGCGAATACTTGTTGGTAAGTTTCGCTTTCTTTACATAGTGATTGTATAGTAAGGCACCCCGACAATGAATAGGAGTTCCCTTAATATAGATATCTGACGAAGATTTGTATTTTGTAACATCACTAACAGACCTCGGGAAAGAGATCTCTTCGGGCGACAGTTGCTTAAATTTCTTACGGCATGTATCTATATAGTCTATCATATCATCTTCAGATCCTGACATCATAATCTTGAAAGAATCCTTCAACATTTGACGACAGGGAGCAGGAGTTGAGGACTTTACTGCTTCAATACCCATCACCTTTAATTTAGGTTCAGTATATGCAACGCCCTCACTATTCCATACATTGAGAATGTAACGCTTCTTAGCGGTCCAAATACCACGGTCAGCAATATTCTCCCGCTTCATGCTCATTTTCTGTTCATATGCCGAAACATAATCCGCAAGTTCCTGATAACTGGATTCGATGAATGGTTCCAACTTTTCTTGGCAGATCTTGTCAAGTATCCCCACAACTGCTGCTTTATCACCAGACTTATTACCAAAAAATTTAGTAACAAGAGGTCCGAGATTAAGATAGATTGAGTCGGTATCGCTAGCGATGACATAATCATTACCCTCGGTTTGCAAAAGTTTATTTAGATATTCATTCATTTTGTCCTCGATCCAACGAATCGAGACCTGACCAGACAGAGTGATTGCTTCTGCGTTTGCTAGTTTGAAATACCTGAAGTATTGATTACCAATAGCACCATAAGCAGAGTTAAGAGAAATCTTTTTCGCCATTTGAATGTTGTTACATCTGGCGATCTCTTTTTTAAGTGCATCAGTAGGTGTCTTCTCATACTCCTGTTTGGCTTTGAGCATCCTCTTCTTGAAAATGACACGCTCGCCATACATTTTCTCCATCAGTTCGGGGAGAAATCCCTTCTTATTCTTACGGTACATGGCACCGTTAGCGCAGACAGCGTAGTCTTTATACATCTCAAAGTTAATCTCTTCCTTTAGGATCCTTTCAACAGATGCAGTGGGATGCCGTTCGTCGATGAGGGTTTCAGGGGAGATGTTGTACTGCATAATAAGATGAGGATACAGGGAATTAAGATCAAAGCTGACCACCCAATCATATACCCCAGGATTCGGTTCCTTAACATACGCCCCTGCATATTTTTCATCCTTATCCGTCTGCTCCTTAGGAGGAATAACAATGTTTTTCTTCTTCAGGTAGTTGTAGATGATGGTATCCCACATCCGCACCTGATAGAAGACATCATTATAGTTCACTTTGGCATCATATGCCATAGTCAAGGCGAGCTCGATCAACTTCATCTTATCCTCAAGACGGTCTACGAGCTCCACATCGATGATGTTGTACTCTACAAACTTCTGCCAACCGTTAGTATAGAACTCTTGGAAGGTATCAAACTCAGAGTGATCGAGTTTCTTCTGACCAAGTTCTACATTGGCGATGTGGTCCAGACGATACGATTCCTGGTTCGTATAAGTAAATTTCTTATACAAATCTAGGTAATCTAGTTGCGTAATGCCGCCAATATCATAGAAAACCTGCTTGCGACCCTTGATGAACACCTCTTTCTGGGATACTAAACCCCAAGGAGACAGTCTCTTAGCAAGTTTTTCTCCCAGAACACGATCAATACGCTTGGTAATAAACGGGATATCGAACAGTTGGATGTTCCAACCAGTCACGACATCGGGAGTATTTGCCATCCACCAGTTGATAAAATCATTCAGCAGATCACGCTCATTATTGAACTGAATGTAGCGAACATTATCCTGTTTGATCTTGAATGGACCTTGACCCCAGGTGGTGATCTCCTTTGTATTGTAATCTTGGATGGTAATGAGTAGGATTTCCTGGTCAGCAGACTCAACATCAGGAAATCCGTTCTCAGAACGGGTCTCAATATCAACAGTTACAAGACGAATCTTGCTGGTATCAAAATCAATCTGCTCCTGAGGATACTTATCAGAAATATACTGATAGATAAACCTCTCATTGCCATAGATCTTGAAGTTCTCGACCTCACTATACTTCTTCAAAAACTCCCGACAGTCTGACACAAACCCAGGTTTAATGGGTTCAACATAATCACCATCGAGAGTCTTGTAGAAGGTCTCTTTCTTAGCAGGAACGAATAATGTAGGTTTGTATTTCTCTCTAAACTGAATGTACTCACCATTTTCATAACCACGAACGAGGAACTGGTCCCCAATCATTTGTACATTAGTATAGAATTTCATTCAGATAGCAGTTGATTGTATGCTTGAAGGATGAAAGGTTCAGGTGTAACAAGAGTAAGAATAGTATCACTACCAATTCTACACTTATCCTGAGAACTGAGATTCATAATGTTCCAGGGTTTGAGGCGATCCTTGTAGTCACCCTCAAAGTCTTCGTCCATCACAATGAACTCATACGGATTGGTAAGTTCACAATCTGGTTCACCAATGTCGGCACCATAAACTTCTTCTACTCCTGCGATGAGGCATTTGTAGTCGTCTTTGAGAACAATAACTTTAACTGATGGCATCGATCAACTCCCTATACATATTTTTAAGATCGGCAACTGGTTCAAAGATTGTTTGAACTGCATTTGGATTGACGATAAACATCGAATCAGATGTAAGTGGTTGCCAAGTAGCAAGAGAAACCTGAGAGGTGTTTGGAGCTTCCTCAGTCTCTTCCATAAGTGTCATCGTCGGTTGCAGAATAACACGATATGGACTGTTGAAAATGTATTGACGGGTCTTATCTTCAGGATCAATCATTTCTTTGATGTCAGCGATGATCTGATCACCGCCAATCACAGCGACTCTAACGGACATAGTACAGTTTTTACCTCTTGGTATTATAGCACATTATTTAGATCAGGGAATCATTGTCAGGATCGTTCAAAATGGCAAGAAGGGATTCAAGGTTATCAATCTGTTCCTGAATAATCACCAGCGTTTTTGCCAGTTGATATCTCTTCCTGTGCAGTTCAGTCCTCTCTTCTTTTAGTGAATTAATGTCACTAACGAGAGGAGTGATTTGCGATCTAAGAGTTGTGATTTCTGAATTTAAAGTTGATATAGCATTCTTACATGCTGTGCAGTTAGCATTATCAGTGGCAGTGGGTGTAACTGCGGTAACACCATCAACGCTTGTTCCGTAACCAGGACCTAGTAAGTTGTAATAAGTGCCAATTGAAGACCCACCATTGTTGGTGTAGACATTCATAGACCCAATTCCAATGGTAGATGATGACAGTGTGCTGTAACTTACATTGCCTTCTGGATCATCCCCAGTATACCCAACTGTATTCAGATTCCAAGTCTTGACTTGTGCTAAATCTTGATTGACTCCAGTTGTTGATGTGGTTCCACACCCAGCAACATACTGTGCGGTGTTAGCAATGCTAATAATTTGTGCCTGTTTGTCATGAATTTGACCAACAATAGAGAGAAGTTTGTTGTCAAACCCTCTAGTGGATGGATCAAAATCAGCAATGTCTTCATTATTAGGCGGTTGAAGTGCCTTGGTAGTTTCAATTATAAGTTCTCTTTCTTCTTTTTTCTCATTCAACTCCCCAACAACTCTTCTCGTTTCTTTAGTTGCCATTGTCTGTCTCTAAAAAATAAAAAAGGGGGGATGCCTCCCCCCGATATTTAGAACCAGTCCCTACGCTTATGCGCCTCTGGGATAATCTTCCCAAGAGTCACTGTCAAGAGACCGTCCTCAAAGATCACATCCCTAACTTCCGTCTCATCAGAGAGCGTCCAGACCCTCGTAAAGGACCTCTGCGCCAATCCTTTGTGGGAGAAGATGGTATCGGTCTCTTTGTCCTCCTTCTGCCCCTCTACGAAGAGTTTACCAGCCTCCGTATAGACAGACACCTCCGCCTTCTTAAATCCTGCTAAGGCGACTTCCAGCTTACATTCAGTATTGCTGATGTTGTAGAGGTTATATGGGGGATAATTGGAAGTAGTTTCGTGTAGTTTGAAGATACGATCGAAATAATCATCCATGCCAATGCTATTGCGTGTGATCTTATCCATCAAAGTAGAAAGATCCGACGCATTATACCGTGCAAGGTTTGCCATTATGGTAGCTCCTTTAAAAGCGAGTTTGTGTTGTGTGGACCCTTTCGGCATCCACTACTAATTATATAAGTTTGCATTAAAAAGGGGGGTCGGTAAACCCCCCATAAAGTAGCGTATATTCCGTATGTATAGAGTCGCGCACGAAAGAGCGACGAATTATTTATACGGTTTCTTCTCCTTCTACCTTAGTCTTGCGACCGATGTTATATTTTGTTTCAAGAACCCAGTTGTTCTTATCTTTGTAGGAAAGAACTTTGATTTGATTAAGAGGAGCAATGTCCTGAATCTTTTCTGCATCAACAACAGTGATCAGTCCCCAATCAGCAAGCAGTTGAGAGATTCTATTACGACGCTGGACATCGTTAACGGTCAGATTTGCCTTCTTACCGTCAAGAGCAAACAACTCTTTGAAGTGAACGATGTAATATCTACCCTGCTTGTGAAGAATGTGGCAGGATTGGTAGAGTTTCTTTTCCTTTCTGGATGCTACACCAATTCTTGTTAGGGTTTCTCTTACCTTCAGGAAATCATCAGGTTCACTCAAAGAAACTTCAATCATCTTATCGGGCGACCAAGCAACGGTCGGTTCAACAACGACGCTCATTTCAATAAATCAAAAATCTTTGTATTATTTATCAAAACTTTTCTTGACTTGATCTAAAGACTCTTTAAGAATTTCTCTTGCTTTACCGTAACCCATCTTAGTCATCCATTTTTTGTCCCAAAACTCATCTAGTTTGCAACTCTTACCAGTAAAATCTTCATATATTCCCAAGAATAAAGAGAACAAATGCCACTGACTTGTTGGCAAATACGAAGGGGAAAGGCAAACAAAAATTGCATCATATTGATAATCTCCATGATCATATTCTTCAGCAAACATTGTTTCCCACTCACATGGAGTGCCAAGATTTTTGCATAGGAACTGATTGTACGGTGTACGAGTATCATCATTATGAGTGCCGTCATCGTTACGAATCCAAACCATACTCTTCAATTTGCCCTGAGAGTGTAGATATGATCCCCAACTACCTTCATCTACTTTTCCATGCGCTTTCGCCATGATATATTCAGTTAGATATCCACCCAGATGCAGTTCTTCATCATCTCCATGTTGCGGTCCAACATAACACCCAGCCAAGAAATCATCATGGTGATCGATGTTGACGATTTCAATATTATCCTTATCATGAAGATATGAAAGAATATAATCATGATCCATTCCAAACCAAACATGTGCGTTTGGATTAGAAGAAAGTGCTTTCGTAAATGTTTCTATGAGATAATCTAAGCATTGTTCATTGATTATATTTTCTCTAGTATTTAAGTGAGGATACCTGAGAAAATATTCATACCATTTAGTGTATGGATGCCATTCAGAAAACATTTCGTTGTCTTCATTTGGCCATTGATCTACTGTAGGAAACGCATAATCAATATCAATGCTCAATACTTTCATTTCTTAATACCACCTGTATCCATTTTCTTATGGATGAATTTGATTTGCTCTGGCGAGAGAATCTTAAGTGCTTGTTGTGCCTTTTCGTTACTGTACCCGTAGTATTTTTTTACTACTTCAAGGTCAGCAATCTTCTCTTGCTTCAACCAGGGAGAGAATCTCTTCTTCTTTCTCAGACTATGTAGCATGAAATGGTACTGCATGTCTTTGTTAAGATGAGTATTCTTGTTCATCTCATTAGCAAACAAGATAGCATCGATGTGCCCAGACATACAACGATTCACGATGTAAGCAGGATACTTTTTGCATGCCTCAGGATCCTCACTAAGATCCTGTTTGTTCATGTTAATAGAGTTCAACCAATCCTTCAGTTCCATAGTAAGTAGTTACCAATGACAAGATAATCAATGTCCATTTTCTTGAATGAGGCAATGGCGTCCTCTGGAGTTTCAACGATTGGTTCACCGCTGATATTAAATGAGGTGTTCATTAGAACAGGAACCTCTAGTTTCCGAAGCAACTGACACATTCTAGGATTCAACTCATCGTTTACTGTTTGAATCCTACATGTGCGATCCCTATGGTCAATAGCGGGGAGTTTCTTGGTGATAGATGTCTGAGAGTACAACATATACGGAGTAATCATACCCTCGTCGAAATATTCATCAACATACTCCTCCAACATTATACCAGCAAACGGACGCCAATACTCCCTCTTCTTAACTCTATCATTCATAATATCTTTGTTGTCTGCTTTTTTAGGACTCATCAGCAGAGATCTGGATCCTAATGCTCTAGGACCATGCTCAGAGCGACCTTGGAACCATCCAACGATCTTATCTTGATCTAACTCATGAGCAACAACCTCACATAGCTCACCAAAATCTTCGTAGTACTCACAATTAGTCTCTTCAGGAACAAAATCATCATAAGACTTACCAAGCAAAGCAATGTTTGTTGGCATCTCAATAGTCTGATTCATCTTATATGAACCCCATGCAGCAGCTCCAAAATGAATTCCAGAGTCGTTAGTGTATGGAGGGATGTGTAGGTTTCTAAACAGAGGTTTGAGCAAGGTGTTCGTAGTAATATTCAAGAAGCATCCACCAGCGAAGCAGTGATCTTCCTCAAGATATCCTTCGTCCTGTGCTTTTCTGACGAAATAAACTAATGCTCTCTCAAACCAATGCTGAACATAGAATGCTTTATCTTCTGGAGACCCCTTTAGATAGTTCCATATAAGTTCATAGTCATAGAAATGAACTTCTGGTAATCCAAACTCCCAGCGATCAATATCAAACATTGACTTAGGAAACTCGGAAGAAAAACAAACAGGAGATTCTTGTCCTAGATCATTACCATAAGCAGAGAGACCCATGATCTTACCCTCTTTAGGAGTAACATCAAAGTTCTGGGCAAACTGAATATTTTTAAATACATTCTCGGGAAGATCAGATTCCCGACGCATCAATTCTCTATGCTTTTCATCATAGATGTACTTTGACATATTGCAGTAATACTCTCCAAAGGAGTTCATACCAAGATCCCCAGTTCCCCTGAAGAACCTGAACATCCTTTTCTTCTTATCAAAATACCCAATGCTATTATTTTCACCACCGCGAAGCATTCCACTAGCAAAATCCCACAGTCCACTACCAAGACCATCGATAGTTAAGAAACTACCACTGTTGAATGGAGCAGTAAAGACTGCAGATGCTGCATGGCAGAGATGATGGGACAGCATCCACACCTCAGCATTGGGAAAAGATTCCCTGAGCATTCTCTTAGCAGTATGGTCTGTCAGTTGCTCGTTACTTATTTCTGGAAAGGATGGAACATAACAAACAATATCAATATCTTCTGGTGCATATTCACCCAACACATACTCAATAGATTTGCGTGGGTAATTACCCTCATCCTTAATACGAGTCAGTCTCTCTTCGTTGATGGATCTTACATGCTTACCATTGACGAAGAGAGTTGCTCCAGCATCATGAATGTATGTGTTAGGTTTATTAAAATCATTCGCGTCCCAATCTAGGGCACCATATACACCAATTACTTTCATGTCAATAATTTACCAGAACTAATTCTTTACGCTCTTGTTGTTCCCGCATATACTGACCAACCGAACGCATCGTGTAGGTGAGATCAAACTCAGATGCTTTCCAGTTAGTGAACCGATCTTTAACGAGTTGACTTGAGTTGTAACTTACAAGACTATCTATCTTACAAGCGTCACAGTCTTTTGCAAACTGGTCATGATCAAACCCCTTGTGCATTGATCCCTTACGACCATATAGATTATCTTTGATGTCATAAGGAGGATCAAGATAAACAAAGATGTTTTGATCCACTAAACCAAAGCATTTCTCTGGGGATTCATCCAACAGATAATCGTAAGAATAGTTTGTGATGTTCCAGTTCTTGATTAATTCTGAGTAGAAGGGCAGTTTGTCAATTCCTCTGAAGGAGAAATTTGAGTCACTTGCTTGCTTTGAGAATGAACTAGATTCGGTGAGCCCTGAGAAAGAACACTTATTAACCACATAGAAGGAAATAGCACGGTGGAAACTTTCAGTGTCTTCCACAGGTCTAGCAAGATATTCTTTGGCGTCAAGGAATAATGATTTTGCACTAGCGTGATCAATGTGACGGTGTTTGAGTTGATTTAATTCATCCCGCATTTCTCTACCAAACATCTGCAACTGCTGCCAGAAGTTCACCAGAGGTTCGTAAAGATCGTTAACCCAGACTCTGCTGTCTGGATACCGTTTAGTCCATTCAATAGCGAAGGAACCGCCGCCGAGGAACGGTTCCCGCAGTTCATCATACTCCTTGTCAGGTATGTACGAGAAAAGTTTCTGGACAGCACGAGACTTGCCACCAGGATAACGAAGAGGAGTTTTCAAAGATTTCATTCAAAGAAGTCCATTATTGTTTGCTGACTTGGTGGGAAAAAGAAGTCATGATTTTCTTGGATAATTCTAGCATCATACTTGGCAGAACGCAATGCCGATGCATAGTCAATCTCAGAGACCTTTCTCTGAGTGAAAGACCTATCGAATGCAGCACTCTTTGCTTGTAGAAAATGTCCGTTCTTATCTAAAGGAACTTGATCTGAGTCAAGTTTAAAGATCAGCTCTCTGAGTGGTGTCCACAAAACATGATAGAAAACATCAATGTCATTAGGACCATAAAACTTTCTTCCAGTATTCACATCTGGTTTCTTTGCACCAGCAGACTGGAATCTAAAATCAAAAGTTGGACGACGAATTTCAAATCCCTTTCTTTTACTCACATTAACATCAAGTTTCATCTTGAAGACTACTTTCTTGACCTGTGCTCTTTTAATAATTCCGTTGTCCTCTACCCAGAAATCATTTCCTTGATCAATTGCAGGTTCTGCAAAGTTGATTTTATTCCTGAGTAAGTAACTAGCGATAATACTCTCTGCACTTTTTCCTGAAAAGATTGTGTCAGAGTTTTTCCTGTCCATTCCTGTGACAAGTTCTTCCTCCAAAAGAGGAGGCATCAGTTGAGGGATAGTTCTAGACATCTCAATTTCCCTCAATGAACCGCTTCATTGCATTAGCAAGTTCAAAAATTTCTTCTTCTGTTGGGTAGGTTGGATACTCTCCAGCATCCGCTCCTTGTTCTGTTAACCTATCCCAACGACTTTCTGCCGCTTGATACCTGTTTACTAAACGGTTTTCTGCGTTCTGGAAAAGATCCCAGCGCAGTTCATATGGGTTAGCCATAACACTCTCCTATTCTGTGTGTGTCTGTTGGTCCACTGTATGTGAACTCGTGGTTATTTATAAGGTTTTATTTGAATTCACACTCTATAAGATAATCATAAGCATTTTTTACACCATATTTGGTATCTCCTAATCTACTAATCCCAATGTTACATCCATCACACAACCACCCTCTAAATTTATTAGTTTGATGGTCATGGTCTAAGACAAATTTTGTGGTTGGTTTTTTACAACAATCACAAACATCTGGTTTCGGTGGAGCAGATTTTCTCAAATCAGAAGTGATTTTGTTTACAATCTTTTCACAAGATTTGCAAATAGTATAAACTCTTTGTTTAGTTTTACCTTCACCTCTAATACGAAACTCAGATATTGGTTTTGTATTATTACACTTTGGACAGTGCTTCATCATTTGAAGTTACATTCAACCATGATTTCAGTCAACGCCGCGAGGAGGTTGATCTCTTGGTCCGCAACAAATGCGATCTGATACTGATACTTAGCAATAATGAGCACGGCAGCAGCAATAGAAGGGCCTTCAAGGGTGCTGTAAAGAGCATCGTAAACACGCCGAAGAAGTACACCAGGATCATTATCCAGGTTAGAAACGACCCACTTACGGACAGCCTGAAAGTCTTTGTTCTTAAGTTTTTGAATGAGATCATTTACTTTTACATCTCCAAAGGAAGCGAGAATAGCAGAGTCAATCTTACCCCCGACCGAGTAACGCTGGCACTCGTTGAGCACACGACGCCAATCGGGGAAGTGCTTATTGACAAGTTCTACCAAGACCTTGTTATCATATTCAACACCTTCTGCACCCAGGATTTCTTGGAGACGCTTGAAGAAGGATGCTGCGATTGCAGGTTTTTGAGTTCCGTTGATAGAGAACTCAACAACTGCACAACGGGAGTGGAGGGGTTCAATGAGTTTGTTTTTGTAGTTGCAGGTGAAGATGAACCTACAGTTGCCATAAAACGCCTCAATATTAGCCCGTAGGAGGAGCTGTACATCGTGGGTTGTGTTATCAGCCTCGTCGATAATGATGACCTTGTGCGGTGCATCTGAAGAAAGTGAGACGGTCGAAGCAAAGTTCTTTGCTTGATTCCGTACAGTATCGAGAAATCTACCTTCGTCTGATCCATTGATAATAATATAATCGCATTTAAGTTGCTCGCAAAGTGCGCGAGCGATAGTTGTCTTACCGCAACCAGCAGGACCTGCAAGAAGCAGGTTAGGAATCTCTCCTTGTGCTAGGAAATCCTGAAAGGTTTTCTTAGTTGCTTCGGGGAGGATGCACTCATCAATAGTTTTGGGACGATACTTTTCGACCCAAAGAAAATCACTACGCATTATCAAGAACCTCAATGTGGGACAAAAACTGCGATGGAGTATTCCACCACATCATCTGGGCGTCTTCCCAGTTATCAAAAATTACAAAGTCACCATGCATGTCCACCATTTTATAACGATGACGAATGTATGGATCTTTAGAAGTCTCAGTAAAATACCGAGAGTCTTTCTTATCAATCAGTTTCATACCCATTCAGGTTTACGGTGTGGCAACCTAAGGTAATTATCGCATACCCAGGGTTTAGATGCAATATACATCTTGTAAGCAGTGATGGTATCAATGCTTGTATCAAATTTGTATTCCTCAGGCATTGCCCGCACAAACGGAGTGTGATCCCTGTAGTCTGCCTTAGGAATAA